TGCTTCCACGCTTGCTCTACAACCGATATAGGTACGTGACTAAGAATGTCGCACGCCTCTTTTTTTGTTTTATCCCGTAGGAATTCCGCGCTAAACGAATAAATACCCAATTTTATCAACTCCATAACCTAGAAAATTAAACGATCCAAGTTACCTCACCGGTAAAGCCGTCTTTATTAACTCTTAATCGAAGCGCATCGCTTACCGTCTGCGAGGCAAAAGATAAAGTATACTCACCTTCGGGGCCCTCTACCGCTAAAATAATCGATACTGAGGCGTTATCCGAAACGTTGAAAAGAGAAAAGTCCGCAGCCGTAGCCCCTTTGAATTTAATCTTATTTAATGCCGTTCCGTAGTGAAATTCACCTTTAACCGCGGCGCTCGTTTGAGAGTCTGATAAAACAGTCAATTCAACATCGATCAAACCTTTAAGAGATCCAAAATTTATACTTGCCTCATCCGCTGTAATCATATACATAGTACTTTCGTCGAAAAGTCGCTCGAAATCGAAACCGAGCATAATTTTTTGAGTTGTACTATCTGTCGCGAACATAAATCGAGGATCCCATGATGGATTATCGACAGGAATAGGATATAAAACTCCGTTTTCCTCAGATCCGATCAAAGATCCGTTAACGTCTACGATATAAACCCCAAAATCTACACAACGATACCCCTGTAATTTACCTAGAAATGTCGGTGTACTGTCGTCGGCCCAAAGTTCACCAGCGAAAGATCTTTTTCCTTGTCTTAGGAAAACCATTCGGCCTGAATTCGCTTCCTCAAATTGGCTATCGGCTTTAGGCATTTCTACATTTTCGAAAGCCGGGATCGGAAACCAGCGTTTCGTTGGGTCCGCTTCATTAATTAGATCATTCCAAACGGGCAAGGCCGCGTTAAGATCGATACCGTTACGCGTACCATCGTTTGCATAAAGCGGTACAGCGATTAAATTCGATACCACGCTAAAAACGGGTACACAATTCGGGCGGCCGGTATTAGACAACCCTACATTACATGAACAACCTAGTGCCATTTTTTTTAATTTTTAAGTGTTAATTTAACATTTACAATTTTCTTTGTACTTTGTCAGCGTTAAATTTAATTCAACGCCTGAAAGGTTCGCGTCTAAGATGTTTTGAAAAATACCTTGTTCGGTTTCAACTCCAAACCTAGAAAACGTTTTCACCCTCATGCTGTCGATAGTTTTAAACCGTCGATCGTTATTAATAACCTCTATAAACGAATTAACTAGGTTTCTCATAGGTAAAACAACTTCGCGCCTGTGGTCCGCTGTATAATAGTCTTTTATATTGGTTTCGTCTAGGAAAAAGAGCCGTAAAGTAGCCTCGAATTCTCTAGCGTCGCCCCGTCCGAAAACGTCCTCGGTTATCGTTTCTAATAGCCAAACGATCGGGGTTTTTTCCATTACATTAGAATTAATTAGCGTCCATTCGCGATCCGTAGCGAGGCGGGTTCCTGAAATATAAAACGGGGCCGGTAGGTAGTACGTTCCTGTATCGAATGTCGTTCCCGCCGGAATACTCGACGCTATTATAAAATCGTCATATTCGATCCCTGTAATACGAAAATTATCATCATTTTCGGACGTAATTATTTTACCTTTTCGCGCCCATTTAGTTTTACAAAAGTTAACCGCTTCTGTATCGGGGTTATATATTCCCGTTATCGTTGTATCGATTTGCGCGACGATCTCACCTACTATTTGCGTAATTTCGTCGGTCATATCCAATAAACTAAACTTTTTTGCCTACCGTTAAACCCTGTATAATCGCCGCGCTTCGTCCATATAAAACTTTGAACGCCTTTAAAAGAGCGAGCCGCGTCGTTATATCGTGTATAAAGTTGAGTTAAAAGAGTGTTAACGCGTTCGGAATTCTCGCCTTTTGGCGTTGTCATTCCTACGGCTGTAACTTGCGATACCTGATCTTTTAAATATTCGTAATAAATAAAGCCTTTTAACATTTCTTTTAGGCCGTCCGATACGATTAATTCAACGCCGTAGTCGATCGAAATAGGGTCGAAAATATCTATAAAACGAGGCTGCGTTGGCGTACCTCCCCCAGCGACTAGATCCGTTAAAAAATCTTCGCAAAGGTCCGCGCCTAGTAACTCTATTAAATAGCGCTTTTCGTATTTATTAATGTATTCCTGAATGTTATTTTGTGTATACATTCCGGAATGCAACTCGAATTTACCGCTCTCGAAATCTGATAGGCTTAAAATTATCATTTTAGATCAGTTTTGCTACTCCTTTTTTAATCAATTCTCGCGCTAGTTCGCCCGTAACCTCATAAATTCGGCCCTCGATCAAATGTTTTGCACCCGGTACCGCTTCAACTTTATATATTTTATGAACGTCGAATACTGTCGGGCTTTCCATTTTATTAGAAAGATCCTCGCTTTTTAGTTTTTTAGGCGCTCTAGGCGCTTTCGGTTTTTTTGCTTTCTCAGTCATTGCACAAAGTACATTTAAAGGGCGAGTTTTTAGCCCGCCCTAAATTTTTAATCTTCTAGCGCCGCTTTTGCTGTCGCGAAATCTCCTTTAACGAACGCGCCGTAATGGTTAACTTTCACAAAGTGAGCCGCGCGAGTTTCGCACAAAATAGTAATGAGGTTTTTAGTAAAGTCGTCATTTACATAACCTACTTGCACATTAAGATCTTCGCGAATTCTCAAATTAGAACGCGTAAAGTCACCTACGTAAAACTCTCCAGCCGGGATCAAATTATTTTCAATAACAGGCACCCCGTAAATGGTTTTAGGCATTCCGTAAACCATATTTACAGGGTAAGCGTATTCGCCCGACGTTGTTTTAGTCAACTCTAGCGCCGCCGCGTCGGCCGGGTTCAAAAGGATATAATTTGCGCTAAAATTAGCCTGTGCGATTTGAGCGATAGCAACGCGTAAAACGTCGGTATTATTTGCGCTAGGAATAGTACCCGCAAAAGATCCAGCCGCCCACGGCGTCGCGTTAGCGTCGATCCCTGTCATATTAGATCCTAAACCGTCACCTAGTAAAATTTGCTCGTCAAGTTTTAATTGTACAAGTTCGATCAATTCGTTATTAATTTCACCACGCATAAAAGCAATATCCGCGAGCATTTCTTTAGATACTTTGATATAAGCGGTAACCTTTTTAACCTCGCTAGATCTTTCGATTAAATCAAAATCTGTTTGAGTTTTTTCGGCTCCCTCGGCTGTCATTCCAGCCACTCCCGGATCCGGATTCGCTTGCTCGATCCATACTACATAACGGCTAGCCGTACCCGCTAGGTTGACAAGTTGGCGCAAAAATGGCGCTCTACGTTGTACGCGAGTTAATCCCGGCTCTAAAGACGAGATACCAACGGTACCGCCTGAGTAGTTATCGTCGATAGTCATAGTTCCGGCACCTTTTACATCGAGGCTCACAGTTTGCCCGGCTCCTAGTCCTTTAATCGCATCGATCGATTTTTCGTATGCGCTTGAAATAGCCTCGCCCAAATTACGAACAACTTTAGATACTGATTTTTCCTCTTTTAGCCCCGCTACCATTCCCTCGATTTTTGCGATCTCGGTTTTTACTTCTGTCAGATCGTTTTTTTCGGCGATCTCTTTAACGCTTGCGATCTCGCTTTTAATAGCGTTAAGTTCGTCTTTAGCAACAAAAGACGATGTTTTTTCGTTGATTTTAGCCTCAATACGGCTTACAACTTCTTCCGGTGTTAAATTTGTGTTTTCCACTTTTTTAGTTTTTAAAGTTTGTTTATTACTGTATTCCAATTAAAGGTCGGCGATTCGATCGGCTCGATAATAGGCGAATGTTCTTTTACGAACGGTTCGCTTTTAGCGAGTTCGAACAACCTAGCGTTCAAAAATTTTAATTTCATTTCGAGCGAGTATAACCGCTCGTCGGTTCCGTTGCCGGATGCGAGGGCCTTTCCGATTAGATTAATTTCGTCGTGCAATTTTAACGCGTAAGATATTTTATCTTCGGCTTTAGATACTTGTACCGTATTGGTAAATTCATTTGCTCCAAATAGTACCGCTGATCCCTCGTATAATTTTACCTCGGTTACGTCAAAATATGAACTATCGCCCATATCGATAAATTTAATTTTATCCTGTATGTATTGAAAGCCTATACTGTGCTCGCGGATAATTCCGTCTTTATAGTCGGCCATGGCGTCGGTACCGTCGCTACTTTGCGATAACTGAGCAACGGCAAAAAGGCCCGTTTCATCTTCATTCAGTTCTAAAAATTTGCCTATTGGCTTTTCCCAGTTATGATAACGCAAAAACGCGATTTTTCTATTACTATTTGATCCCGGTCCGCGTTCCTGTATAGACTTCGTAAACGCTCCCTTTCGGATAATATCGGTATCGCTGTCGATAATGTCGAATTTACTTAAATACATAGCGACTTTTCGGCTACCCTCGTCAAAATCGCGAATACCGATGCTACTCGCTTTTAGGTTATATGAATTAGTCTTATTACTCATTTTTTCCCTGTTAAAATACAAAAATACCTTTTTTTAATTATTTTTTAAATTATAGGCCCAAAAAGTCGCGGTATTCTTTCTCATCGATAGGTATACCGGATGCGAGGGCTTTTTCTAAGATGATCGCTCTTTTTTCCATTGCCTCGGTCTTACTCTTTTCGTCGTCCTGTAGTACGGCAATATGAGAAAAATCAGGAATTAACGCGAGGTTATCTTTTGTTAAGCCTAGTTGGTGCGATAGCGTCGCGTACATTTGCTGGGTTTCGGGGATAATTGTATCCGTATAGGCCATTCGTACTCCGTCGCGTACATTTGAAAACGTAGCGCCCTTTTCCTGACTGAATAAATAAACATTAAGCCCGTAAGCGTCAATAATAGCCATTTTGTCGGCTGTCATCTCTTCGAATAATAATAAATCTTTAGTCGGGTAACTCATAGGCTGCCAATTAACCTCAGCCTCAGTTATTATCAATTCGTCTTTTGAACGTCTATACCAGTCGTTTCTAATTTCGGCTTTCTCTTCCGGGGTCATAGGGATAGCGCCCCCGAGATCATTCGATCGGGCCGAAAGGATACCTATAGCGCCTATATTTTCGAGTAAAACGTTTCTTTTATTGTATCCGGCTTTTATGTTTGAAAGCGGGTATTTTAGTGAGGTTATACGGCTGGATGGGTTAACGATATTTATACCGTCTGTCGTAACAAAGTATAACATATCTTCGAGCGGTAATTTTTCGTCGTTTTCCCCGTCATACATAAACGTAAAATCGTCTATTAAACCGCCTTTTTCCATTTGTTTTAATTTACGCCCTGAAAGGTTTATTTTCACTTTGTCCGACGGTAGCGGTACGATTAAATTACGAATATCAAAAGATCTTTTAGGGCAATAAGCGAAAGCGCTCGACCAAAGAGCATCATTTACCGATAAACAGTAAATAACGTCCGACCAACTTTGAGATGGGTTAGGTTTTTTTACTAGATCTAATGCCCAATGATCGGTTATTATTTCCCCCGTTTGAGTATTTATTAAAACAGGCAATCCGCCGCTCATCATGGACGCGCGACGATCTATTACGGTCCTTAGTTCCGGGATCTCGATATAATGCTGATAGGCGAAATTCGTATCGATCCAAACGGCTGTTTTTTGCCCCCAAACTCTATTTTGGTAAGGGTTCCAAAGGTGGCGCCATTCGTTAATATAACGGCTAGAATTATTAAAAAGGTCGGTTCCGAAAAACGAACGCCATAAAGACGGGTTAAAATTATTATCCATTCAAAGCGATTTGTTTACAAATTTATTATTTTATTGCGTCTTTTCGTAAAGATAATCGTAATACACTATCTTTTCAGGTGAAAGCGTGCTATCTTTCGAAAGATCTTTGATCGTTTTAAACCTTTTTTTGTTATTTATATCGCTTTTTTCGTACGTATAGGCTCTTTTTTGCTGATCTTTTGACGCGCAAGCGGTTAAAATTATGGGTAATACTACAAAAATTAAATTTTTTAGGTCCATTTATCGAAGATTTTTAAACATTGCCTGAAT